GTGTAAACAAATAAATATTTTCAGAGAGATTTTACACCAGACCTAAGTTCATCAGTCAATACGTCGAAACTTCAGTTTTACTGTAATTAAGTGCATTGTTTTATTGCCTTACAATTTGAACTTCCCTGGATTCAATTCAAAGGCATAATGCTCAGGATTCTCAATTGATTCTGAGTCCTCAATTGTGTAATTTGAATCGTTCTCAGATTGTGGTTCAACGCTTTCATCATCTTCACCCTCTTCTGATTCAGAGTTCACATCATTGAAGTCATCATTAAAGTCATCTATGAGCTTTTGCATTTTAAACGAAAGTTCGCCATCTGTCATTTCTGGATATTCACCATTTTTAAACTTGTCTCGTAGTTCGCGTCGTTTATCCATTAGAGATTCTCTTGCAATCCTTTTTTCCTTTTTCCTTTGATTTCTATAACGTCTCATGTGAGCCTCAAAGTCTTCCATTGCCTCTTCTTTCCTAACCAAACCAATGTTATCATCGGCACATTTTCCGGTTAATGTTAAAAGGTCCTTCAGAGACACTTTGTTTGTCTCGTGGTTGCCTCTCTCACCGAACGTAGCTTTTAATGTAGTTATTAACTCATTTGCAGCATCTAAGGATTCAGTTCTTGCCAAGTTTATGATGTCACCTATCATAGTTCTTACTATTGTAATATTTCTTGAAGACACCTCGTTCAGTTTATCAACAAATTCTTCACTGTCATCTTCCCCTATTACATCCTTTAGCCCTGATTCACATTTTCTTGCCCATGACGTTTTAAATAGATCATTGGATGCTTTGATCATATTGAAGTAGTTCTCAAAAGTTTTCACTGATATTTTGTCAAAAAGGAGTATATTTAGCATAAACGATAAAAGTTTATTAACTTCATACCTGTAGGGATTCTCTAGTTGTTTAGTTGCCAGGATCAAAATTGTGTCGACGACTTGCTTTAAACCTTTACTTTCCACACTTAATACAACTCTCCCAGTGTATTTTCCTGTGGACATTTTTTTCATTTGAGTAGTTAATCTTGATGATTCACAATCTGTGTTTTTTAAAGTCTTTACAACACACTGAAGGAGAGAACTTATGTATCTTAATGAGTCAATGCTGCCTGTAATAGAATATTGATCAATTCTTTGATCTTTACTGAGATGAACAGTAACATCATCATTCAACATGAAGTTATCGTCATAAGCGGTTTTATTATCAGTTGACTCAAATTTTTTGCTTAGTTCAATTATCTTCTGTCTGCACTTTACGGCCTCCTTTACAATTTCACTGTGAATCTCCGGATGCTGAGTTTTAATAAACCAGTTTAGGTGGAAATTTTTTGCATCTGTGCTTAGAATTGAAAAATTCTCATCAAAGAACTGTGACAAAAACCGCAGAAATTTGTATGAAGTGGGTGATGACGGGATAGATTTGTCTGGGCTTCCCTTGTGTCTAAGAAACTTTGTACTAACAGTCGCAGTTTGAGTATCTATATCGTATGACTCTAAAATTCTTTCTTTTGACATTACGAAGATGTCTATGACATTGTCAATTTTTATCGAGGTCTCCTTGTGACTGTATCTGTTTATTGTGTTGTAAGACATTGCCAAAACGGCTTCGATTCTCTCTGCTACGAGTTTAGATACTTCGTACTGAGACCTGATATAAACAATGGGTTTCCATAAGCATATGTTTTTTGTTTCTCGTACAATTGCAGAGAGCTCCTTGTTCTTCAATAGAGATGCATTTATCTCCTCATAAGCATCCATGAGCAAAGTTCCTTGGAACTCGTATCCAAATGAAAGACCTGCGTTGTTAGACTTAATTTTTGATTTTTTTGTTAAAAAAACATTGCTGAAAGTGCCATCAGTAGGTGCAGTGAGGTTTAATAGTTTTCGGTATTTCTTTATTATGCATGATTCCTCAAACGTCAATGTAAAATTATTTGCAGAGTCAATCATTAGAGTTTCATCTCCCTCCTGGATCAGACTAATCATAAACTCTCTTACATCTTTTATTTCAAATTTCCTTGGCATTGAATATTTGTCCTTTGTCATATTGATTATGTGGATTATCATTGAATGTACGATTGATGCACCTCTGTTTGATAGGATCCTTATTGATTTCTTGTCATAATCATCCTCGTCCGTAGATATAAAACAAAAGCAGCAACTGTTTGAGAATTCTAAGTAAATCATAGCAGAGTTATTTTCTACTTTAACACTTCTTGTTATACTATCTTCACTCACAACTCTATTACTGGTGTCATCTCCATGTTTGATAAAATTTCTACATCTCTTTATCATCGACTTCAAATGGTAAAGGCCATTTTCACCTGCAACCTTCTCTGCTTCATCTTCCAAATTTTTCCCGTCTTCATAGTACAGTTTCATGACTTTCTTGTATGATGCTAGAAGGTCTGAGTCACCCAAGCCTAAGTTGCTTAGATAAGAGCATGCCATTTTCCAGACTTCGGAGCTATTTAAGGTATAATTAATATTACTTCCTGTGCATTCAAATTCATTAATACCAAAATGAACTCCTGTCATAATCTTTGACATTATTAGGTCCATCCTGCCTTCTTTCTTCTTTGCATGAGGGAGCTTTTGGACAAAGACGTCTGTCACAACACTAGGGTTTCTGTTCATCATTCTAATGACAAAATTTATCGTGCTAATCTGCTCTTTGTTTAATGAGATTGCATCTTCAATCTGTTCTTTTATTTCATCTAATAGATTTGATAATATCTCATTTGTGTTTCTCACTTTTTTTTGATCTTCGATCAATTCAGCATAAGAGGATTCAATTCCGCTGCTGCTTAGGACCTGAGGACACACCCACCATGTGACAAATTCTGCTGGCCTGCTTGCAACTATTTTCATGGGATTGTTTTTGTAAAAGGTTTCTGTGTAACCTTCCCTGTCACTAACCTTTTCCCTTTTTTTCAGATTAACATTTTTTTCGATTATGTCCATCATGGTCGTAAGATCATCTTCTCTCTTGGTTACCTTGTTAATTAAAGCCTTCATTTTATTTGCTTGGTTGAAAATTTCTTCAGCATCTGTTGTTGCTGGTTTGAGGTTAGGCAGGTCTATGTACCTACAGCAATCATCGTATGACAGTGCTTTATTCACGCTTTTTAAATAAGGCCCTTTGTATAGCACATTTGTTAGAGTGGAAAGTCTCATTTGGTTCAATGTGTCAAATGATTTTAAATTTACTAACGACCTCCAGATGTTCTTAGAGAAGGCTGAAGAAGTGAACTTGGCGGCTTCTGTTGTCTCAGTTGATATCTTTCTGTTTGAATACAGTGTCTGCAGAAAAAATCTCTCTTTTTCATTCTCGCATATAACTTCTTCTCTGAGATCAGCAAGTTGCTCTAATCCTTTTCTGTATGATCTGGGAGGCGATCTTCGAAATTGTGTTCCATATAAAAGTGAACTGGAGTCGACAACATTTGCAGTGTAAACGCCTTCTATGGTTACTTCAACAAGCTCTGAGATTTTCATTCCCAGTGTCAAGAAATGTCCATTGTCTAGCGAAGAAGGTCCAAAATTAGGTCTTGAGAGTCTTTCAGTGACATCATCGAGAACTTTCATTACAGAATGGTCGATTATTGTTGCAGGGTCGTTTATTAGGTCACTCAGCTTAAATTTAGTGCTTAATTTATGGTACAAAGAGAGTGTGAGTTCATTACTTAGTTTTGATGCTGCATCAGGCATGATTGTTAATGTTCTTAGATTTCTCAATGATTTGTTGAATACGCAAGTAAGATAATCACCACCCTTTTGTCCGATATCATTTGTTAAGGTTATATTAGATATGTTTTCTTCCAGAAATGTACATCCAGTAGTGCTGTTAATGCATGCAGTTGTACTTTTTATTACAGGATTTCCTTGCCCTCTCACTGTTCCCCATGAACTATACACTTCCAATTGGAGAGTGCTGGTCATGGACTTAGCACTTCTTTTTACAGACCTGCAGAGCTGTGTTATTGTAGCAACAGTTTGCTGCCTTCTGAACATTATGTCAGCTGCCAGCTTACATTTATCTTCTTTAAACCATTTCGAAATGATTTTTTCATTTGCTCCTTTTTCCGCTTTTAAATACCGTAAATGCTTTATTATTGGGTCTACATCAAACATTGAAATTATGGTTTTAGCACTACTATCTTTGATGTTTATATTTGATATCACATCTGAATCATCAGATGAGTTGTGCTCTCTATACTCTATTTCAAAATTGTTGGTTTTTGCTTGCCACATGGAGAATTTTTTATTGAAGTGTGCCTGTGTTTCTTTTTCACTGCTGCTATTTGCGTGAGGAATTCCTTGGCACATGTGATTCACCATTGTTGCATAATCTTTACCATTTAGTATGCAACTTAAAGGAAGTAGTGTGTCTGGTGGCATGTTGCACTCATCAATTGATATTTTCGTTTCTATCATCCTTCCTGAGCTGTCTTTTAGTTTTCTGTACAGACCGAATTGCACAGGCAACCCTATTTTCTCTCTTTCTTGTTGTTCATTAAGACTTTTGGTCTGCTCGGGGTAAATTTTCTTAATACTAATGTTTCTGTTTATTAGCCCTTTCATTATTCTGTCAACAACAGGATTCCCTAAAAAAACCTTTTTTGTTTTTAATCTTACTAAACCTATGGATGCCAGATTATACATTTCCTTGTCTATGTCTCCTATTAGCGAATGTAAATTCCAGATGTGTAGCAGAGTGTCTTGAGTTGGTCCCCAGGCTGTGCAATCATCTGAAACAGCATTCACTCTCATGTATTCATTGTCTGAAGATTCGTTGGCTTTGTCCTGAAAGAGTGCAAGATCTTCCTTTTTCCGTAGACTGTTTTGCATCATATCATGTTCGGAGCACTTCGATAAAGATTGTGCCAAGAATTCGGCTGTCTTTAACACAAACAAGAAATCAGTGTTTAATATGACTAATTCTCTCTCACCTCCAAACTGTGCTTTTTCTGCTGTTGCGATCTTGTAGCAGTCTTCTTTGCTTTCAGCAATTTTCTGGGCTATGTTCAAGCCGCTTGCACCTCTTTCTTTAAAAATTTTGTGCAGCACAAACATGATGACTTCTCTTCTTGATGTGACTAAGTAATTAGATGCGCCGCTGTTTCTCCCTAACTTCTCAGACATGACAACGGGGTCCACTCTATTGTACACTAAGGCTATTAAGCACGTTCTTATTGCATCTACATTATTGTAGCAAACTGTTGTTGCAAATATTTCGTCTCTCGTGGTCTTATATTTTGGTGGTTTTGTAGCTCTTAGGGTTGTTCTAAATTCAAGCTGTTTAAGTATTACATTGACAGCCCACAGATGGCCTGGTGTTATTTTAATGTGGTTCTTCAGATTTTTTTCTGCGAATTCACCCCAAGATTCAAACATTTCTGAAGACAATAGTTTTGAGGACAATTCAGGCGAAAAAAACCAACACAAGTCATAATTACACGATATTGATATTATCTCAAAAAAGTGTGCTAATATAATGTTAGAGTGTTCATTGTTGAACCGTGCTATTTTCCTTAACAGAGCCTTTATGTCATCATCACTGCTTAAGTCAGTTTGATTCCATCTCTCTTCAGACATATCCTTTATTTCATTGAGGAAATTTTCGCATTTTTGACAGAACTCTGTTATGTAATGCTGGCTCTTTATACTTAAGATAGAATTTTTGTTTGTTTTAAGGAGCTTTACAATTTCTTGCGAGACATTATTGAGGGTTGCGGTTATTGTTGGTATGGAGTTATCACTTATCAATTTCATCATTTTTTCTGCTACACTGTAGGACTTTATTTTAGGTGCCAAATTTTGCCTTTTCTTTTGTTTTATTAATTTCTTCCTTTGATTTATTAACCTCTTTCTGTTAATCTCATCAATTTCATCATCCTCCTGGCCCACGGCACCTCTGAATGTATTAGGTTCAATCAGTATTGCTGAGTCTTTTAAATTTTTCTCTTTCCTTATTTTAATGCTTTCATCTTGAGGTGTGTTATTCCAAATATTATTGACCAGATTAACTTTGGTAATTTTTATTGATTCGTAACTCTCTTGAGCTGCTGCTTCTTCATTGCCCTTTGTTATTTGATGTGAAGAACGATAACATTCATTTATCATGCCTTTGAGTTCTAAAAGGGACCTGGATATGTTTGAATCCTGAATTTTTAAATTATCTCTGATATTTTTTATGTAATTAAAGAAGTCCTCTACATTAAAAACTAACTCTTTTGATTCCTTTTCAGGGTCTCTGTGTGTTACAGATGAGAAGTCTGTCTGTTTTATGTCTATTTTATTTCGTGCAGTCATTTCCTTCCTTATCAGTTCTTTCATTTCAATGTTGCTTATTGCGTCTATGACTTCTTCTAATTCTTCTTTGCTAAGCTGGCTCTGAGAACCTGCACCTGTTGCTTTCCTTGTTTTGTACGTAGAATTACTGAGTTTGGTGGCCAGGTTTATTTTGTATCGGTCTTGAACTCTTTCAGAATCTATTGAGTCACCGCCACCAACCATTGTTTTTGTGGTGTTACACAAATCATAAACGCCGTAATTCTTGTTAAAATTTTGATAATTTGAACTTCTTTTTTCCTTTCCAACATCTCTTGCTCTCAGTTCCTGCATGTATCTAGCTAAAAAAGGGACTGTTAGTCTGGTCTTATGTGTGGATGTTGAACAGAATCTTAATTGTTGGTACAAAGAGTATCTTACCATTTCATGTGTTTCCCTTTTCAGAATAAGCAAACCAGTTTTTAGCTCCCAATACAGTGCTGTGTCTATGCAATTGCTGCAGGCTGTATTAGATTTTAATAGTCCTTCTCTTTTAATTTCAGTGACACATTTTCCACATGGTTCACTTAGCGGCATAGTCTTCCAAAGTTCCTTGTGCTCTTTGTCAGGTTGCGTCATTGCAGTCCAGCTTTTAGCTGTAGGTACGTTTGAATTGCTGTCTTTGAATCTATCAAAATTGTGACAAATGTATGTACATGTTAAAGCACTTGTTACGCTGTTAGAATTTGAGAAAAATATGTACGGACTTGTCATAACTTCAAAGCAACAGTCAAGCTGTTTTTTCAAATTCCCCTTCAGTAAATACAGATCCGGTTTTTTCTTTAACATATAGAAACCACAAGCAGCATTCAGTGAATACATAAGCTGTGACCACGGGCTTCTTATGAGACCTGCGAGTTTTGGCATGAATTTTTTATGATCAAAGAATGTAGCAGTAGTTCCCCAAATGCAGAATCTTAGTGCTTGAGTAACAGCATTTAATGACTTATTGTTTTCATGTATTTGTGGGTATATAACACAATGTGTCATTGCTAAGCACATTGCAATTTTAGAGTCCTTTTTCATGGATTTAAAAGAACTTTTTAGTAAGTCAATTGCGCCTATTGCAACTTCCATGTCATTTTCGATAAAAACACTCTGATGAATAACATTTAAAACAGTTTCTAATTCCTGTGCACAAATCTTTTCCTCACACAATATTTTCTTTAAGTTGAGCGGCTTGTTCAATTCCAAAAGATGTAATTCTGTACAAGCTAATTGGAACCAGCTGGCAGCGTAGTTTAATGAGTTTATGCCTGATAACTTATCTTCTTGCTTAAAAATGAAGGGTGGTGTTGTCGCACCAGTTCTGTTGTCTCTTAATATAACGGAATAATTAGAATATTCTGATTTTCTTTTGTAAATCCATGCTTCCCAATTATTTGATAACATTGTTTTAACTCTTATTGAACTGTGAGTGGACTCAGAGGAAAATGTTTTGCTGACGATTTCTGAGATAACGAACTGTGCTAGGGATTCATCAGAGAAATTGGAAGAAATGAATGTTTCAAAGACAGATTGTCTTAAGTCATCAATCTTCGAGTTTGATTCACTGTTTTCAGATGAGAAGCAACTGTTGAACTTCAACTTCAGATCATGAATTATGAGTTCCTTAAATTCAGAGCTCAATGAGAATGACTTCGTCTTTTCTGCAAACTTGTAGCAAGCTTTAAATTTTACATCTTCTTCATTAGCTTTGTTTATGTTCTTTTCATTTTGACTTTGTCTATGAATTATGTTGTCCTTTAAAGTCAGTTCATGTTTAAACTTTAAAGCAATTTTCATCTCATCACAAATAGATTGAGGAATGAATATTCTTGTGTGCCAACAAATTAAATTTGACATTTCCAAATTGAGAATTGTTATTCTTTCGTGCATTTCAAGATGGTGTGTTTCACTTTCGACTTTATCTGAAATTGTCACTAATGTTTGATGCATTTCTTTTAATGCTATAAATCTGTCATCAATTCGTTTGTAGTCTCTGCAAAATGATAAGTTTTTTTTCTTTTTTTCAGAGTTATCCATGGTATTCTGATTTTCACTTTCTATAATCTTGTTTATGGCATCACCTACCTCGTTGATTAAGTCATTGATGCTGAAGTCTTCATATTTTGGGACTTTACAAACATTTGAATGTCTGGTTAAGAAGCTAACTTCTTTCCCCTTGCACCTTATTAAGAGGCAGAGCATGCACTTCACAGCCCTATCAGTTAGCTTCCCAATATCGTTTGACTGACTGTCTGTTCCACTACTAACCGAGTTGATCAGCTTGATTATTAGTGACAATCTTGATCTTTGCTCATCATCACAATCACATTCAACTTTAGATGAGATTAGATTATTGACATTGCTAAGGACATGCAGAGTTTTACTACCTTCAAAGTGTTCTTCATTGGAATTTTTATAATTTATTTCATTGTGCTTTAAAAAGAAAGCTTTTTCTGATGCTTCAAAATTTTTATTACTTGAGACGTTGTTGTAAGTTGAATTGTTTATTGATGAAGAAATTTCATCTGCATTGCATATTTTGTCAAGCATTTCAAAAATGTTATCTTCATCTACCCAGTCTATAACGGAAGGCGGCTTAACAACTTGATTTACAAAATTGTCCTTTAAAAATTCTGGGAGGAATGACTCTTCTGTCACATCACTGATAGCGTTGGACACCTCTTCGGCATGGAATCTTAAGACATCATCACCTACGCCTGCAAATCTTGCCTGGATTGGTCTGTTATGAGGTAGAGAGGCGGCAATGCCCATTTCTTTAGGCATCATCATTTCCTTTGAGAAATATTTTTTCGACTTAATTTCTCTGTCTATAGTCTTCATTTCAGTGATTACTTCACCAACAACTATCATGATGTTATTTATAAAGCCATTTCTTTCCATTTCTTCAAGCACTGCGGTTCTAAAACCTGCAGGCAAAAGAATCCTCAATTCTAAGCCCACGTTAAAGTTGTGCGTTGACTCATTGAAAATTAAATCACTCCATCTAGTCTCTTCTATTTGTTTTTTTTCTCCTACGCTTAAGCTCACTCCAACTTCTGTGATTATTAATCTATAATCTGGCCCAGTTTTCTCCACTCTCAAGCTATCGGGTTTTTGGCTCAGCATGACTTTTAGTCTTTTGAATTTTTTTGTAAACTCCATTTTGCTCAATTTAAAGATGCTTTGAAACACATATTCATCTAATTCAAAGATGTAACTCCAAACGGTTTGCTTGTTGGGTTCTGAGATGAATTTTATCCTCATTGAGTACAGCACAAGTGCTTCTGTGAAGATCCCCTGAAAATACACGTAATGTGACCAAAAATCAGAGATTAAGCTTGAACACTCCATCTGAACGATTTCCAACCTTAATGGGACGTCAACTTCTGGAATAACACACTTTAATTTTGACACAAGAGCATTTAGTTTCGTTATGTGTGCTGAAAAAGCCTTCGTAGAGTGTTCTCTGAGCCTTACTGAAATTTCTTGCGTAAGGACCCCCATCACCCTGTATTCAATATCACTTGAAGTCCTCAACAATGACGTTATTTCTGAAAACTCAGAGTCTGGAGACTGAGATTTTAAATTTAGGATATCGAATATCTTTTTTTTGTAATTTTCCATTTCTGATGTCTTGGTGTTCTTCCAAATTGACATTATCATACGACATAGAGCAGCCTTGCTTATATTGTTTGGGTCAAGTTGTGTAGCTCTGGCCATTTTCTCGGCGAGCACATTCCTCCAGTCTTGTTTGAAGATTTCTAGGATTTCCTCTTCTGATCCTCTAAAGATCGTGTTTACCATTGCGCTTTCATCATCTATGGAGTCCTTTAAGGATATGTTAAACCAGGAATGGTGCACGCCAAAATGCAAGGCACAGAGTTTTATGTGACTTGTAATGCTAAATTTGCTGTCGTTCGGCGAGAATAGGTTTTCGTATTGGCAGAGTTTTATTTTAACTATTGCGCCCTTCGTTAAAGGTATGGATATTAGGTAATAGTTCCACATAGTTTTAAGAATGTTCGATACTGTTAAAGTGAGAAACCCCAGACGATGCATTATCGGAATACCATCGTCTCTGAGTGCTGCCAGTCTAAAGAATTCGGGATGAGGTAGAAAGATAGTTGTGTCTTCCTGAGAGGCCCAGTTTCTGTAAATTTTTGACATTACAGTCTTCCTCATTATAATCATTGCAGTTTCAGCATCCGCACAATGACCAAGGTCATCTAGTATGTTGTAATAGATGCATTTCCTCATCAAGTCTTGAGCTATCGGATTGAAATATAGTAGTTTTTTTTCTGTGCTTTCTTCATTCTTATCCCATTCAAATTTTGAGGATAAAGTGTCGGATGTGTTGAGTTCCTCGTCAGTAGCGTCTAGCTTATCGGGAAGCCTGCGTGACCTGTTTTCACTCTCATTTATGGTTCTGTTATTATCATCATCACGGCTAGGATCGTCGTCTTTATTATTATCATTCTTTATTTCTTGCCTCCTTTCATTGTTTCTCTTGCTTTCTTGTCTGACTTTATCAGATTTATCTCTGCTAGATGACTCATGAATAATTCTCTCTTCCTTGTCTCTTAGATTCTTGAAAATTTTTCCTCTCAAATCTTTCATAAGGTTATCTCTTCTGACGTCTTTAGGATCTATTGGAGGTTTTGAAGTATCTCTTATTAGAGATCTAGAACTTTCTCTAGGAATTGGAATTACATTGGTGACTGCAGTGTCAAGTGACAGTGGTGCTGCAAACTGTGTTCCTTTTGTTCGCGTTAGCTGATATTTACCAGACAAGAACTCTCTTTCAAATTCTGCTGAGGAGTTTACGATTGAAGACGATGAGGGCCTTTCACCAGAAGGTGGCACAGTTACTCTCTCTCGTTTGGTACTTTCTCTTACATTTGATAATGTTGAGCCTTTAGCTCTGCTGGGTGATATGAGGTAATTTAGACAATGACCCACATTTCCTTCGTCCGGCTCTTTGTCATTCAAGTATGTGGCTCCGTAGTATGTGGGTTCATCTCTTTTTAATCGTGGTATTTTCTTTATCTCAGTGAGATGAAGAGGAGGTTTTCCAGTTAACAGGCAGATTTTGATGGCTGTTAGAAAGTCGATTCTAACTTTTTGTATTTTAAAATCTACGATCTCAGTGAAATTTATTTCAGGCCCGTTAATATAAATGATTTGTCGAGTCATGTTTACATGATACCCACATGAAGTGTTCCCCACATTCAAGTCAGAAGCCTCAACAACAAATGATGAGGCATCTAGGTCATATACATTAGATATAGTGACACACCTTAGACTAGCATCGTACACGTAATAGAGACCTTCGGAGCAACAGTTTTCCATCATTACTAATATGTCGTCATTCATCGATATGGTTGATATAACATTTTGTTTCAAGTTTGTCACCTCTCTTGTGAGTGCACGGTATCCTTGTAGTCTTAGTGATAGTAGAGGGTCAAGATAGTTTCTGTCCATAACTGTGTTTTCAAGTTCATACTTTGTTTGCCTGACAAATTGTGATATACAATCTAATGTCACAAATTGTATAAAAGTTATTCTTCTTTTCCTCACTTTCCCAGGTGTTGAGTGACCAAACTTCCTTCTGGCTCCAGATGAAAACCTTTTTGCTTCTTTGTCTGCAGGCAAGCTGATGTGTAAGGGGTTGTCTGGCATAGCATCCAGTCTTGTAATTGTTGGATCAGCATCCATGTTTCCTCTCTCTTCCTCTGCTCTGTTTGACTTCAAACTCTTCTCTGTAGTGTAACTGGTCGAAAACTGTTGTGTACACGAAGGGGGGAATG